CCCACACTGAACCGTGAGCATTTCCCAATGAATGAATGCCCAGAATGACTGCGACTGGTTGGTGTGTGAATAATGGCGATCCACAATCTCCAACCACTGTAGGGTCAGAAGTGAAACCAGTCCAAGTGTCCAAAGTGATACCCAGTTCAGGAACTTCCTTCTTACCTTGTACGGCACACTTCACCTTGCGCAACTTCAACCCAATACCTTTTGTCTTGGTAACGTAGGTCGCAGTATAAGCCCCCTGAAGGCTAGGTTTTCGAATCAACTCTCTCAAGTCTCTCTTCGTCTCCCAGCTGTGGACCTCAAAAAATGCAACATCTCTCTCCGGCACTCGCAATATATCTTCCTGTCTCAGCTTAATAGTGACATTAGGAGAGCTTCCCTGAACTTCGGGCATAATTGACAGCGTCACACTCAAATCGCCTTCAGCAAACAAAGTGTGGTTATTGGTCATCCACAGATGACCACACGGACTGAAAGTATTGCCTTCCCGAGCCATCACACCGTTGCTCACCTTGATCCGGGCCGTGTTGCGCTCAATGATCTTAACTATCTGGTCGTGATCCAGGGAAGCCAGTGAAGCACTCATAGCTGATCTATCGAACACTGACGTTTGGTAATCATCTCTTTTCCAAACGTTAGGTTTCTCAGTTTGCTGAAAATGCCCATCTTGAACTGACTGTCTCAAACCTTGCACTTCTATCTTCTGCTGACCCGATGTTACAGACTTGTACAATCCATAAGTTCCGATCATTGACACGGCAACAGTCAACCCCGCGACCACCATTCGCCACCGCTTGGACATATAGCAAGCCGACAAAGTTTCAGCAAGCCATTGGTAGTACCCTTTGCGTTCTTCAATGTAAAACTGAAACACCTTCAAGATAGCAATACGAGCTATCTTCCATTCCAAAGCAGCATGGGTAAACCTGCGGACCAACGACGAGCGTGAATACGCTGTCAAATACTTGCTTGCCAACCAATTGACTGCGCGAGTACCTCTCCCCTCAATCTTGAGGCGCTGAATGCGTAAGACTTCGTTCAACGTGTCTGCCATGCCTATTTCATCACTCTGCAACTTTGGCCGATCATTATCAGTCACAATCACCGCAGCGGCGAAATTCTTTATAATGTAGCCATCTTTGGACTCGACAGTGTGCTTGATGTATTGGTTGGGCTTACCTCTCGGGTCTCGCTCAAACGAGTGACAAATGAGCACACCAGCCTCATCGATATTTACGATCTTGAAGCTGTCGCCCATCTCTTTCCCATCTGGCAATCGATACTCGCGAGCCTCCAGACGCGCTTCAGGCATGCACACGCAACGTGACTTTAATCGCATGCAAGCATCACACAGCTCAAACTCTTGCATAGCAATTATGCCAGAACCAGCCTTCAGTTGAACTTGCTCGAACGTCTTCATTGCATCACCTAGCCAGGCGAGGAAATCATTCGAATCTGAAAATTCATGAGTGTTCTCATACTTGGCCATATCGCTGTTTTCCGCTTTCACTTTTTCAACCAGAATGTTCCAAAAATTCGGCCACTCATCAGTGATCAAGGGTAACTTTGCAGGATCAATCATTTCAGGATCATCATCGCGAGCAAACTCAGCCTTAGGCGATACCGTAATCACCCATGGAAATCGACGCTGTGTCGCAATTGGACATGCAAAGTGTGCCTTAGCGTTAAGGTGCTTCATGTTGGTGGTAGCCACAACCATTTTGGCACGCAACGGATTCTTACCCTTATCTTCCAAACTTGCCTGGTTTGGCACCAACGGAACATCATTCATGATCTGAATCACCTCAGTGAGCGAATTATCCACCAACTTACTGTCAGGATGCCCAAACGCAATATCATCAAGCAAAAGAAACCATTTCATGGAATCCCAACCGGACCAAAACTCATCGCAAGTGTTGCGGGTGTACTTGTATTCGTCCGTTGTTGGTAGTTTCCACAGTTTCCCGGCAAATTGAAATAGCATTGAAGTAAATGTTGACTTAGCGACACATGTCTTTCCAAAAACCAATAAACCAAATGGCGGGCGTCGTGATTTCTGTGCTTCCCTGTAAGTGCTCATTTCCATCTGGATCATCATGACCTCGTTCAACAACTTCTTCACACTCGCCATCTCTAGACCGGACATCTTCTTTCCGTACTTCAAGATAGCTTTTCCTTGGTCTACGCAGTCTCTGATCTCTCCGACGAACTGATGGTAGCTTGTGCCAAGTGCTTCAAGGTCTCCTCTGAACGAGTATTCCCTCTTGACTTTCTGACATGCATCGAACCAAGAGGAAAATGATTGCGGCCCATGAATGAACGTTTCCCACTTGTTGGTCTTTTTGAACAAGAGTGCTCGTTGAATCAGCATTGCAACCGTGTCCAATATCGTTGCCATGAAGTTTGGACCAATCATAGGTGATGACAATTCCTTCTTGCAAGCGTAAGCAACGCGATCATCAATCTTCATACCGATCATGGAAAATACACCAATAGCGATGGCATACTTATACACTTTCGTGATTTGCATAACCAGTGTGCTGTGTTGAATGGTTTCCCACTTGTCAACTAGGCTGCGCAAGTCCGTGACTTTCTCCAAAAGTTCTTCATTACTCTGCAAGTTGGCTCGGAACACGTCATTGGTGATGTCATTAATGATGTTAGCGGCGCTACCTAAGAGAGAAGTGCCTGATCGCAACTTGATGAACACTGCAACAGCCAACGATCTGTCCAACATCGTCTTAGCTCGCATCACTTGTAGGCACAGGAGAATCACATCCTCAATGAATGTGACGACGGTAGGATCAGTGTACTTTTCCAGAAAGGCTTTCGGATCAAAGTCGAGACTTTGAAGTTCGTAGTCGCCTTTCGATTGACGCGCTCGTTTTGCGAGGCGCTCCGATTGATAGGCACTCTTAATGGTACCCTTGTCCATGAAATCTTCCCCATGGCACATGTAACGTGGGCGAGAATAATACTCACTCACATACTTAAATTCAATGACCCTCTGTGAGAAGGGTTTAATCCATGGTTGACTGATGTTTTGCATCCTTCTCATGAACGCCTGACTCACTGCAGGCTTTGAATTAGACTTGAAGTAATCGTAATCCACCACAAATGGTAGTCGATCACTCCCTTCGGACGATTCTAGTCCGGACGTGCGAAACATGTCAGCTTTGGGAACCAAACGGCGCTTGGAAAAAAACGGTGCAATCATGGGTTGTATCTGGTTCGTAGGCTAAGGGGGGGCACGGGGGCCCCGGGTGGTGAGGCTATCTTCGCCCCTCACCGTGTGCTAGTCGGGTTTACGACCTAATCACGTCTTTCATCTTTGCACATACTTGATTGCCAGGCTGCCCTCGGCTACAACTGTAGCTGTAACATACCACCATCTTCATTTAACGTAGTCCTTGCTCGGAGCGTAGAGGTCGAAGACTGGATTGCTAGTATCGTTCTGTCGGTGAAAACCATTACAAAGCTTACTCGAAATGATTACCTTTCTGTTTCTTTTTCTTTTTTTTTGAATTTTTATAGAATGGATTGTTTTTGTAAACTCACAATTCAAACACCACTTTATACAACGCAATATGAAACAAATAGGGGGGGGGTTGCCAAGTTACTACTGATGCTTGGCTCACCATTTACTTTCACACGAGTTTGATTCTCGGTAAGACTTTTCTTAAAAGCCAGTGAAAACTTAGAACACGGTCCCAGACCGTGAAGGATTACCCATCACTAAGAGCAAAACGCGCGGCATCCACCGCTTCCAGGGGCTTGGCATCCCTGCACGCTCAACTCTCACAGCATCACTCGCAGGCATGTCATCCTACGAATGACCCTAATGATGGGCCCGAACTTAATCGGCCCTCATAACTATGGAATGTCTTAAAAGACACT